CGTAGTCGCCGACCATGCACGTCTCGTGGCTACGGTGCAGCTCCACACCGTGATCCTCGGTGGCGGCGAACAGCTTCACCGGGATCGACACCAGGCCGAAGCTGATCGTGCCGGTCCATGTGGCGTTAAGCATGGCTTGTCTCCGATAGAGCGTTGGTAATGGCGAACTGCGCAGCAGAGCAGCTGTCGGCTATAGCAGCTGGTGATGCCAAGCACGCGTAGTGTCGACAACCTTTGTCATTGAGCTTGCATCCGCAGCCGTGTACACACGTCTCACAGCCTGCAACCTCGAGGTATTTACGTTCAGCTCGAAGGCGAAACTGACTTTCGACTCGGATGTAAGTGGTCATAACGCTGTCTCCTTGGCGGGTGATCGAGTGGATTGCACCGCACACCTCAGGTCGAAGTAGAGATGTGCGATGCGAAACGCTCGATCAGATTTTGCAGGTCCAGCTATCGCAAATGCGCATCTGTTCATCCATGATACGGAACTGCGGATCAAAGCTCGTTGTCATGTGTATGACTGTACACCTGCATTGTGATGGATGGCAACACCCCATGGCAAACCAACCGTGCCTAAAATGCGGCGAACCCACCAGCCAGACACGCTGCCGAGGATGCGCACCACAACAACCCAGCCGGCACAAACGCGGCCTCGACCGCACACACGACCGACTACGCCGCACACTCATCGACACCTGGGTTGCACAGCACGGCTGGTGGTGTCCCGGCTACCAACGAGACGCACACGCCGTCGAACCAGGACGACTCAGCCTCGACCACATCGTCCCGCGCTCGGTCGCACCGCACCTCATGCACGAACCCAGCAACCTGACGATCCTGTGCCTGCGGTGTAATCAGCACAAAGGTGCCAAGACGTAGAAGGCGCCCAAGATCATCCCTTCGTGTTCTGCTCCCGCAACCGCTCAACCTCCGCGTGCAATCCCCAGGCGTAGGAGAACCCGCCCAGTTCGAGCTCTGAGCGGGTTCTCGCCGTGCACACTACATCTCGTACCCAGCATCCACCGGCGGCTCCAGCTTCATGTGCACGTAACCGCTCTTCGTCGCCTTACGACCACGAGACGTGCGAACCATCAGGCCAAGCCGCAGCAACAGCGGCTCGATCTGCTCCACCGTCGACTCATCCATCCCGGTCACCGCGGCGATGTTCTTCACACCCATCGGCCGGCCAGCGTTCACAGGCGAACACAACGCATCGAGCACGGCGCGCTCATCGGATTCCAGCCCGAGCTCATCAACACCGTGCAGAGCTAGCGTCGAGTCCACGTCAGGCAGCGTGATCGGCACATCGGTGGTGCGGTTCATCCCGATCACGTACGCACGACACTTCGCCAGCAAGCTCAGCGCGACCCTCGGCGTACCTTTCGACCTGACCGCCAGCGCACCAGCCGCATCATCATCAATCTTGGTACGGCGCTTCTCAGCCGCCCTCGTGATGATGGTCAGCAGCTCGTCATCCTGGTAGTAGGTGAGCTTCCCGACCAAACCGAACCTGTCCACCATCGGACCCTCAAGCTTGCCCTGAATCGTGGTCGCACCCACCAGGACGAACCGCTTCAACTGCAGGCTGATGGTCTTGACATCGACACCCTCACCAGCCTTCACCGAGATCACGCCATCCTCCATCGCCGTGTACAACAGCTCCTGAGCTGACCGTGGCAGGCCGTGAATCTCATCGATGAACAGCACATCATCATCCTCAAGCGTCCCCAACTTGCGGGCCAACACCTTCACCTCAGACACAGCCGACGCGGTGGTCTCAACCAGCCGGCCACCAATCAGACCCGCCGTGATCTTCGCCAGCGTCGTCTTGCCGGTACCACGCGGACCAGACAGCAACGTGTGCGGCGGCATCGCAGCCTCGTTGCCTTCCTCGCGCTCGGTCATCGCGGCCTGCGCCTCAAGCATCATCTGCACCCGCACCTGATCCTGCCCCACCATCTCCGTGATTTCCTCAGGACGCAACGCCTTCGACTTCACCGCCGGCGCCTGCTCCACAGGCCTCGGCTTCGGAGCAGCACTCACACGCATGCCCAACTGTTTGGCGATGTCGGCTAGCTCGGTCATCGTGGACAGTCCCTCTCGGTTGTAGCGATCCAGTGAAGCGGTGTTGAGCGGTGTGACCGTGACCTGACCGCCGGCCGCGTTGATGCGGTAGCGGCAGTCAGCGCCACAATCCAGGTACACAGTCATCGGTGGTTCGGGAAGTACAGATCGGTGTGCGACTGGCACAGAATCCGTGTGGTGAAGCCATCCACATCGAGAGCAGCTCGCACTGCCGTCTGACCGCAGTACTGCTTGCGACCATCACGAGTGCACAAGGTGATGTCGCACAGGTCGCCATCCACCATCTCGGCCGTGTCTTCCCACTTCGGCGTGTACAGGATCGTCATCGTTGCTCCTGAGTTTCCTGGTCCGTGTGACCAACACCGGCGCTGATCGAGTCAGCGCCGATGCAAGTGGCACGGTCAGTTGCTCAGCGCAGGCCATCCGCTATAGCGTTGTCAGCGGCCTGCCGAGCCTGGAGAGCGTCGGCGTACGCCTGCGTGTAGTCCAGGCCACGACGCCTGAGTGCTTGTGCTTCAAGGTCAGCGGCCCGGTAGTCCTTGTGGAACTGGTTCAGGTCTGCTTGGGTGTTTGTCATGTGTATGACAGTACACCTTCTATCTGAAGGTGTCTACCCCATCCACTGACCGACAGGTCACTGATCACTGATGACCGGTCGTCATCGTTGCTCCTGAGTTTCCTGGTCCGTGTGACCAACACCGGCGCTGATCGAGTCAGCGCCGATGCAAGTGGCACGGCTAAGAGTTAGCCGAACAGGCGGGACACACGCTCGTTGCGCATGCTCTCCAGCTCGACATGATTGACAGTGAACGTGAACGTGCCTTCGTTGTTCAGCTCGGCGATGGCGATGGCGTTGTTCAGCTCGGCGATGGTCCAGGTGCTGTACTCGCTGGTCGATGTCATGTGTATGACAGTACACCTTCTATCTGAAGGTGTCTACCCCATCCACTGACCGACAGGTCACTGATCACTGATGACCGGGTCTCTTAAGACCGGTCGCATGGTCTCTTAAGAGACCGGTCACCGGGCTCAGTACGACCGGGCAACCACACATGACAACGACGACACGATGCGCTATCGTCGCAGGTCACACGCCGGCGACACGCGACAACGCCGGCAAAAGGCTGCTTGAGAAGTACCCAGGACTGTCGCCCCGGTGTTTCGCAAAACGTGCGAGTTTTCCAGAATCTTGATCATGGATGGTGTCCATCCTAGAATTGGAGGTGTCTAAATTGACTGGTAGTCGTGGGCCGTTGTCGAGTCAGAATGCGACGCCTCGCGCAAGAACGCATAAGTTGCTCGAATTGCCGATGGAAGGCTATGCCGGTTCTATTCCTCAGTGGCCATTACTTGAGGCGTCTGAATTGGAATTGCATCGGTGGGAAACGTTGTGGCGCACGGCGCAGGCAGCTGCGTGGGTGCGGATGCACATTGACACGGTAATCGCGCGGTATTGTCGTTTATCGTTGATCGTGGAAATGGAGATGCGTAACAATGTGGCGACGGCGCAGACGTTGAATACGGTTACGGCGTTGGAGAAGGAGCTCGGCCTGTCGCCGGCCGCGTTGAAGCGTCTGGATTGGGTGATCGTGCCGAACGAGGTTGAGGAGAAGCGCGAGGCCGTGCCGGCTCGGCGCCGGTTGAAGGCTGTTGATCCTGATGCGTCTTAGGCCGGCTCCGCGTCCGGTGCGTGAGTGGTTCCGGGATGACATCCAGCATGAGAGCCCGGAGCATGTGAGGCTCTGGCAGGGTTGGTTCCGTGACCACGGCATCGACCCGTCCGAGGTGTTGCTGACGCGCTGGGTTGAGCGTCGGGACAACGTCGATGAGCGGCGTGGCCTGAAGCAGTACCAGATCGTGTGGCTAGAGTCAGGCGAGCGCGACGGCGAGGAGATCACGGTGCACCGCGAGATGACCTTGTTGGCGCCCCCGAAGCCGTTTCCAGTGCCATGAGGAACGCCCTGGTGAAGCTCGTAGCCGACTATTCCATAGTGCCGTTCCTCGAGGCTCGCATCGCCGAGGTTGAGCCGACCGATCCCGATGGTGCCGCGCGGTGTCGCCACGTGATCGATGAGGCGTGCGACAAGGTCGATATTACCCAGCATTGGATGCAGCATAGACGCACTGTTAGGGGCGCAGTCAAGGACATGGACTTGCTGACGCGGCTCGCCAAGAATTGGGCTAATCACCCTGACTTCAAGCCTGAATGGGCTGAGGGCTCCAGCTGAGTAATCAGGAGGTCAGGATGCCGTGGCGTGGTCCTGATCCTGATGGGGACATGTTCCCGACGTTGGGTCACGAGGTCGCTTCTTGGATCATGGACAATGTGATCATCCCTGATGGTGAGCGGATGGGTGATCCGTACATCCTGACCGATGAGCAGTACCTGCACCTGCTGCACACCTACCGGCTGGTGCCGAACGCGCGCGACGGCGAGGGCTCGGATGCGTTCCAGTTCAACGGTGCGCTGTTGGTGCGACCGCAGAAGTGGGGGAAGGACCCGTTCGCGGCGGCGTTGATCTGCGCTGAGGCGTTGGGGCCTACGCGCTTCGCTGGTTGGAACGCCGAGGGTGACCCGGTTGGGCGTCCTTGGGCTACGCCGTGGATTCAGTGCGCCGGCAACGCGGAGGAGCAGACGGGGAACACGTTTCGGCCGTTGCTGGCCATGCTGCGTGAGGGGCCTCTAGTGTCCACGGCGGGGCTTGATCCGGGGGAGACGCGGGTCAATTTGCCTGGTGGTGGGCGTATTGAGCCGGTGACGTCGTCGAGCCGTGCTCGTCAGGGTGCGCGGGTGACGTTCGTGTCGTTGACCGAGTCGCAGCTGATGACCGAAACCAGCGGCGGGTTGAAGTTGGCGCGGACGTTGAAGCGGAACCTCGGCGGTATGGATGGCCGGTGGATTGAGATCAGCAACGCGTGGGACCCGGCCGAGCGGAGTGTTGCGCAGCAGACGTTTGAGGCGAAAGACGCCCACGTGTACGTCGATTACCGGCCGCCGCGCAGCCGGATAGACCTGCACAACGACCCCGATTTAATGGCCGAATTAGCCTATATTTACGGTGATTCGGCGGTAGAACGCGGCGGATGGGTCCGTTTATCCCGAATTAAGAAGGAAATCCAGAACCCCGCGCATTCCGAAGGTGAAGTGCGTCGCTACTACTTGAACGAGATCACTGTGGGCTCTAGGGACGCGGTGGACATGTTGAAGTGGGCGGCGCAGGCCGATCCGAGCGCTGCGCTGGTTCCGGGGGAGCGTGTCGCGCTCGGTTTCCACGGAACCCAGTCGAAGGATGCTACGTCGCTGTGTGCGTCGCGGCTCTCGGATGGGTGCCTGTTTCACCTGCGGACGTGGGACAAGCCGTTCGAGGCCGGCCAGGGGTGGCGTATCCCCCGCCACGAGGTGCGTGAAGCGGTGGCGGACGCGTTCAACGCCTACGACGTGGTGGTGATGATGGCTTCCCCGCACGGCTGGCAGGACCAGGTCGATGAGTGGGCCGGCGAGTACGACTCCAGCGGCGACGCGAAGGTCCTGGAAATCTGGTTGAACTCTGAGATGCGGATGGATCAGCTCGTGGAGCGGTTCATGACCGCGCATCGGGGAGACGAGATCGTACATGACGGGTCGGACATTCTCACCAGGCACGCATCCGGTGCCGCCTTGGCGGACGGGAAGCGCCGGCCGACGGCGGAGGAGCGGGAGCCGGGCCGCCCGGAGAACTATCAGCGTGTGGTGAAGAAGTCGTGGGCTCAGTCCATCTCGGCGTTCGTGGCCGCGTTGTTGGCGTACGAGGCCCGCGGTTGGGCCATCGAGCATGGTCATTTAGCAGAGGAACTTATCCCCAGCGTTTGGTGATCTGCTGTAGCCTTCCAGTCCGCGCGCCACCGCTTCCCCGTGTATCGCGGGAGCCAGCACGTGCAAGTACTCCCAGATGTACACGCCGAGTCGTTGAGCAGCTCCGTCGTAGTCCTCGCGCCGGATGTACTTGTTCGGGTGCCATGTGCCCTCGTCCAGACGCCGCATCCAGTGCTGGAGTCGCGCGCTCGGTTCTGGCGGCGGCTGCCCCCAGTACTTGGTGTGATCGTCGACTGCGGGTGGCTTGAATCCCCACGGCGGTTCCATGACCAGAGAATATTCCCAGGAAGGAGTCTTACGTGCCTGCGTGGCTCCTTTCTGTCGTCCAGTTGTTGTGTGTCGCTTCGATCGTGGTTGGTATCGCTCTGATCTACGTGCCGGCGGCGTTCATCACCGCCGGTGTGGTCATGTTCGTCATATGTGAGACCCCCGCGCTAGCGAGGCGACCGTGAGCCTGTTCGGCGGACTGTTCGAGCGTAGGGCGAACATCGAGAGCCCCCTAATCCCGCTCTCGTCGGCGAATGTTGGCGCGTACCTGGGGATCGTCGCGCCCACCGATGCGGGTGTGTCGATCACCGAGACGACCGCGATGCGCATGTCGGCGGTGTACCGGGCTACGTCGCTGGTGTCCGGCCTCGGCGGTGCGTTGCCGATCAACGTGTTCAAGGCGGGCACGAAGGAACAGAAGACCAACTCGCTGCTGAACGCGCCGCACCCGGACATGACGCGCCTGGAGTTTTGGCGCCTGTCGTACGTGCACCGCTGTCTGTGGGGGAACTTCTACGCCCAGAAGATGTACTCGCAGTCAGGCCGTATCACCTGGCTGAATCCCGTCCATCCGAGCAAGGTCCAGGTGCTGAAGGCTTCGCCAACCTCCCTGAACCCGACCGGGAAAATCTTCAAGATCGTGGACGATAAGGGGCACACGCAGCCCCCGATGACGCCGTTCGAGATTTTCCACCTTCCCGGCCTCGGCTATGACGGCATTGTCGGGTTCTCCCCCGTCCGGCTGGCCGCGCAGGCGATCGGCCTGTCGTTGGGTGCGGAGAAGTACGGGGCGAACCTGTTCGGCCGCGGGAACCTGCTGTCCGGGCTGTTGCAGACCGACAGCAAGCTGAA